GTCCCAGCTTTGCTTGTACATTTGAGTTTTCATTCACGTAAGGATCATCGAGCGCTTCGCGTATGAATATAGTTCGCAATACGCCTCGAGTGACGGAGCGATTTTTACGAAGCTCTGCATCGATACCACGTCCATACGACACCCACTCCTTCGACTCTTTGACGTGCACAGGAACAAAACTTATAGAATGAATAATCTTTTGAGCCGTCGACTCAAAGTCAGCAACGATGTACTTCATTCTTGGTGTGACTTGGGTTTGAATTTTTATCTGCGTTCAAAATAACAATGCTTATTCGTCGTGCGTATACATACCGTCGTACACCTCGTACGATTCGCGTCGCAGCGAGCCCCAGCCACAAGGCGTACACTCGTCGCGTATCAGGTGGTACAGTTCGCGTAAATTCGACACGTATCATCAACCGCGGACTGCCAGGCAGAGGTCCATTCATTCTGCCTGCGTTGACACCAGGCAAGCTGTACGGTTACACCGTGTCTGCATCCAATTCAAACCGGTACAAGTCTCTGCAAATTGCCATGAACAAAAATTCACCACTCGCAGTGTTCCGTCGTCTCCAGGTACTCGCCAGATATCTGAAGCGTACATCACCACATGCCAAGCGTACGGTTCTCAAGAATGCTGCTTGGGTCCGCACTAAATTCTAACGATGACCGCCTTTGTCGATTTTCTCCACCTTTATAAATGAAGAAAGGTATTCTCATCGCTCTCCTTGCTCTGTTGGTTATTCTGTTGCTGACCATGCGTGGTGGTGTCCGTGTTCCAGGTGAGACGACACAAAAGGAGCAGCGAGTTATCCGTGGCATGTCTATTGCCAATGACATTTCGATTTAGCGCTTCTTTCCAATAAGAATGATAATAATCAATCCAATGACCAATGCAAGAGTTGCACCCCACACAATCTTTTGATTGTCCTTTTCAAACGGCACGGGTGGTGGTAAACTCACAGGACGTTCAGGTGTAACCGGTACATGCACCGTGTACACCCGTAGCGTAAATGAATTCGTGTCAAGTCCTCTGAAATTGAGAGGAACGCCGTCACGATCCAACCAACTCACAGTCAGTCTGTCGAGTGAATCCAACCGCGAAGGAAACACAACAGACACTCGATAATCAGTCTCTTCTTTGAATGCTTTGATTCCACCTGACGGTACATCGAGTGGAATGATGGCAAATGAACGTGCAGATGTATTTCCAGTTGTCGTGTACACACCTTGTGGATTGAGTATCAGTTTTCGAGCGTCAGTTGTCAACGGTGTTCGAAACTCTTCAACATCAAGCCATACGTAATCATTCATTTCGAGACTGACGATGTTGTTTGACACCACATACGCATTTGCAGTTGGGAAAAGTCCAGTGTACACTGGATTGGATGCAATTGGTCTCGATACAGTTGTCCCCAGAGGAAGACCGAGAATATCCGCAATTTCTTGCGTCTGCGTCGTCACCGATGTCAAGTTTCCTGTGAATATAAATCTCCCCTCTGCATCCAGATACGTCATCATTACATTCGAAACCTGATCAGAGTTGTTGAATGTATCAACGATTGAACATGTCGAGTAAAATCCAGGGTTGAATGAAACATTTGAAGTTGCAGAAAACCGAAGAACGTTGGACCCGCTCGTCAAGTTGTACACGGTGTTTGGGATTTTTGCAGACACGAGATCAATGCGTTCCACGTTGTGCATGGGTGACTGAAGAAACAGTGTGTATGAATTTCCGGACGGGAACTGTGTCACGTCCCGCTGTCGTGAATCGACGTACAAGATTGTCTCCATCTTCTAGTTAAAACGGAGATTAAAAGAAATAATAGAAAAGATGCAGTACTGGATCGACCGTGTTCGTATCCACGAGGGTCCAACTGATGTGACTGTCGTACCAGTGAGTTTTGTGGCGGCAAATCCGATTCACCACGACCAGCTCAACCGGATTGTAGCCCCAGAGGATCAGATTGTAGACATGGTGGAGTGTGCCAGTAACGACTGGGTGTTTGTACTCAAGCCTGGGGATGTCCTACCAGTGCAAATCATTGCATCCATCCAGACGACACTCGACAATTCCAAGTTTGATGGTATGATGTTTCCAGTGGTTTACCGCGGCTTTCCAGTTCTCGAGAAGCGTTTTTACAAAAAGAGTGGCTCAGGCGATGATGTACAACAGGCGAACATGCCAATTTTCAACCTAAACCCTCCACCCGAAGACAATTCAGTATGAAGGAGCACGTCAAGTCGCTTGCAGGTCGAGTATGGAGGTCACTCGGTCCTGGATTTTCTGAACGTGTCTACCACAACGCCATGGAGGTTGGTCTGCGTCAACTGAGCATACCATACCAAACGGAACGAATCGTTCCAATTGTGTTTGATGATCACGCAATTGGAAACATTCGAGCAGACTTGATTATTGATTCACGTATTATCGTTGAACTGAAATCAGTCAAAACCCTAAAAGACGAACATCGGGTCCAGACACGCATGTACATGCGTCTCCTCGGACTCTCGGAAGGTGTCCTCATCAACTTTCCCAACTCGGGGAACGACCTTGAAGTGGAGGAGGTCTAACTCAGCAGGTCCCGAAAAATTCCCACCCAAGGTCGGTGGTAATTTTCTTCCAAATGACGTCATGACGATACAGTTTATCTTTTGATTTCAATAGAGGAAAGCACGGCAGGTATTGATCCTCGCCTAAAAGTTCACAAAACTTGTACAACACGTAACTGTAACTCAAAAAGTTTTTACGGTTCTCCGGACAATGTTTCTCAAATGGTTTCTGAATTTGACCAAACATGAGTCGAAGTCTGTCTTCCAAGGCTTGAGGCATGGTTGGCGGTCGAACCCCGTTGAGAATCGTTGTGATATAGGGTGCATGTTCATAATATTTATTCATGTGAATCTTCTTCAACATTTCACGAACCTTACGATGAGTCAAGTCTGACTTGTCTTTGATTCGTTGCTTTTTTACTTCACTCTGCAGTTGTTCAATCAGTTCTTTTGGAACACTTGTTGATTCCTTTGCTTGGAACTGATTCACCCACTCGTTGAAATGATTCTCACGTCGATATGAATACACAACATGACGTTCCATATCCTGTTCCTCCTTGAAACCCACCTCTTGACATTGAACATAGTCTGTCATTCCACATTTTGTACAAATCATATCGCTCGAATTATCATCGAGTACATGATCCTGGGAACCACACCCTTTACACTTGGGCATGTACGCAGGATTTTTCTTTTGCATCGGTTTCAGATGGGTTCCTTCAACGTTCATCATATATTTCTCATAGACATCCTTCTTCTTTCCTTCAGCGCTTTCAAACTCCATCAATAAAGGGATACATTCAGCCATGTAGTCATACATTTCTTGTTCCGCCCCAGCTTCCCCTTTATGTATTCGTTTTTGAAATTCTGCGAGTCTTTCTTGGTAGCGTCCTTCCATTATATTAAATATATCACTTTCTTTTAGTTAATGGACATTATTCTGAATGTCATCTCAGGAATCAGACCGAAAAATTTTCAGGTTCATCAAATGTTCAAACATCAAGAGGATGAAATGATACCAGTTGACGAGCTCAAACCAGGAGAACACGGACACGTTGATTACTACTTTGGAGGAAAGTTGTACACACATCTCGGAACATGGCCCATCAGGGACGCAGTTCCAAAGTTCTCCGTCCCAGTGCATACCGCTTTGTTTTTTGACAACGAAGGGTCTCAGCCAGTGGTGTGCACGGATGTCGTCAAGCGACACTCAGGTCCTACACAATCACCCGTTTCGTTCGATGTCTATGTACCTCGTCCGCATTTTAGCATTTCATTCCACGGAGGATTACACATCTCAATTGGAATAAAGTGGGTTCTCAAAAAAAAGGTGCAAGGAAAACTCCATGTTCAGGATGTACTCGGTCGTGTGAGTGTTCACTCCGCTTTGGGCGCCAAGTAAAACTTGAGCTCACCCAGATTTGCCACCGTGTATCGAAACACGATGGGCATGTTTTCTTCTTCAGCGTGTTGCAATATCTGGACACTCGCACAAAGACTCGTCGCCCGTGTAAACATTGTGATGTACTTGAGCGAAAATATGTTTCCGAGTGGCTTTTTGCTTCCGGGCTCTACGCACTCGATGACCGTCTTTTGATTTGCAAAACCGCCTTCGCACTCGAGCTCGAGTGTGTGCTCCGTGCGCGTGATCCGAATATCATTCGCCAAGTTATTCATGTCACGCGTGACACGCTGAAAGTCGACGCTCGGAATTGTCGTGAGAACATTCATCTCAATCTCAGGAACGGACAACATGTCATCATTAATATCGAGCAGCTTAAACTCGAATGACGTGGATGACTTTTTCGCTGCACTCTCGACATGAATGTGGAGCAAGTAGTTGTCGTCGATACGCATGCTCAGTGTGTCTGTGTTTGTCACAGACTTGAGCAGTTTGTACGTGTTTGACACGTTCAGTCCCGCTGTATGTTCTCGCTCGCAGTGATACTCTTCAAAGTTTTCAGCCGGCATCACGAGATGCACCAGCGTCACACGCGCAGTATCAAGAGTCACAATCGATAGTCCTTCTGGGCGAAAAATAAGATTTACGTCGTTGATGATATCCTTGAGGACTTCGAAAACTGTACGAAAAGCACTCGCCTGAATCGTCTTGAAACGAACCATAATAAACTAGAGTGGGTTTGCTTTATTTCATTCCCTTCTGGTAAGCATCCATCACCTTTCTGTTCACCTTGTCCTCGAGTTCGCGTGTCATCGGAGGTGCCAAGGGTGCATTGAAGTTGTCCAGGTCAAAGTAGTCTCCGGCGTCGTTGCCGTCAGTGTCGTCCAGACTGGAAACGGCGAGCCCCGACTGATCAAACTCTTCTACACGCTCCTCTGGCTTCATCGACTCGATCCATTTACGGACGTCGTTCCCCACGAGCAACTTGCCATCGTTTGTCACGAGTGTGGGTACACGAGTGATTTGTCTGGATGGAACACCGTGGGTTGAAACGTTATGAACCCGGATGACGTGAACGAGAGATGGATTTTCACGAATCTCCTGAATAACCTGTGTACAATAAGGACACTTGTCACTATAGACCAGGGTGGCCATTACTATTAGTAACTTTTTGTACTCAGGGGGACGACGCAGCAGCCTTTTTTCTCGATTACTACTAATATGAAGGACGTTGTAGTATTTATCCTACTGGCAATTTTGGGATTTTTGTTGTGGAATCGCGGCATGGTTATGCGAGGTGAAGGGTTTACTGATGTCAGTGACAAGATGCCCGTGAAACCGGCTACTATTCAAACCATCATCAACGCAATTCAGGCTAAAAACCCAGATGTTTACCCTGTCCAAACCATATACATCAATCCAATGGAGGGTGACAAGGGATCATCAATATACAATGCGAGAATAATGTTCATCAACACCCGTGGGTACTTTGGTGTCCAGTATGACATCAAGGCTGATGCCGATGGCAACATTCTTGAAATGTCAGAGCAGCCTCAGCCTGGCATAGGCGCTGCTGATGTGTTTGAGGCATTCGGTGGCGGCAATTCGTACACGACGTTCGAGGATACCCAGGTTGTGCTGGACAAACAGTTTGGCGAGCTCAAAACACAGGTTCCAGGTTTCCAAACCAAACTGGACACGTGGCTTGAGCAAATGCGCCAGTCAACAATGGAAAATGCAGCCAAGTCTGCGTGGACTGGGGCAGTCTAAAATGTAATTTACTTTTAGGAAATGATATCGGCTCAGGAACTCGCCGAAAAGGACAAGAAGAGGCTTGAGGTTCGAAAGACGACGTACAAAGCAATTCTCGAACAGCTCTGTCGCAAAATCAAATCTGCGTCAGAACTTGGAGAACGTTCAGTATTTTTGACAATTCCACTGTTTTTGATAGGATATCCTGCGTATGACGTTGAAAAGGCGACAGATTACATTCAGCGTCAGCTTGACCGACTCGGATACAAGGTGATCAAGGTGGCGGCTTCCACATTGGGTGTTAGTTGGGGAGAAACAAAGCCAAAGGGTCCAGTGATTATCGATCATTCTGCAGAAGACACCACAAAGAACATATCACTGCCATCACTGGCAAACCTTCAGAAGACGGCTGCGAAATTACGTGGAACGGGTGGAGCTAACAGGAAATAATTACTTATTAGACATTGCAGCCGCAACAGCAAGTCCTATAGGAATAAGAATTAGTATCCACAGCCAATTATTGGATGAATCAGATGACGTCGCTGGCGTCGCTGGCGTCGCTGGCGTCGCTGGCGTCGCTGGCG